ATGCGGCGCTGACCAAGCTGCAGCAAGGCATCGCGCAGGGCAATCCCGACTTTCTCGCATTCGTTCAGACGCTCCAGGAGATCGAAGGCATCCACAATCTGCCGGATGATATCAAGGAACTGGTCGTGCAGGTGGCCGACCTGGCGCTGAAAGGTGCGCAGGCAGCACGCAATCTCAAAGACCTGAAAGTGGGTCTCAGCGATTTGACCAAAACGCTGAAGATCGTCGACGAGATCTTTGCTGGCAGTTTCGGCCAGACGATCCTGGCAGCGATCCAGGCGACGATCGACAAGGTCGGCGGCCTCAATGAAGCGCTTTACCAGATCAGGAGCACGCTGGGCGGCCTCGGCGATTTCGTCACCGAGACCTGGAACGATGTCGGCAAGAGCATCTCGTCCGCTGCCGACCTGATCAAGCAGGAGGAAGGCTTCCGGACCGGTGCCTACTGGGACGTGAATGCTTTCCGGGTAGGCTTCGGATCAGACACCTATGTCGATGCGATGGGCAAGGTCCAGAAGGTGACGAAGGACACCGTCGTCACGCTCGACCAGGCAAATCGAGATCTGAACCGCCGCATCGGCGAGTTCCAGACAACCATCGTCGGGCAGATCGGGCCTGATATCTGGCGATCGCTCGAGGAGCAGCAGCAGGCGGCGCTGACGTCGATTGCCTATAACTACGGCAGCCTGCCGGCCTCGATCGTCAAAGCGATCAAGGAAGGCGACCGCGGCCAGGTGGCGGCTGCCATCGCGGGCCTGTCGTCGAACCCGGACCGCCGGCGGCGCGAGGCGGGGCTGTTCGCGGGCGGGAGCGAGTCCGCGCAGGATCCGCTCAAGAAGATCGACACGGCGCGGGATGCCGTGAAGTCACTCGAGGAATGGAACGTCGAGACCGAGCGGCGCATCGAACTCGAGAAACAGATCGCCGATATAAATGCGCGAGTATGGGAATCGGAAGCGCAGCGGGCGGCGCAGATCGAGGCGCTGCGCATCGCCGAGGAGCAACTGACCGCGCTGCGCAAGGCTGGCGTGGCCGTCACGGCCGAGCAGGAACAACAGATCCGCTCGCTGGCGCAGGCGCAGGCCGAGGTGACGCTGAAAAGCCAGGAAGCGGCTGCGGCCGCGAAACAGACCTTAAAGAGCCAGCAGGACTCCGTGCAGCTCGCCCAGCAGATGAACCAGCAGATGGCCGGCATCATCGGCGGTGCGCTGTCGGGCTTCGTCCAGGATCTCATGGCCGGCGAAGACGCCGGCGATGCTTTCACTAATATGATCCGTCGCATGGCGGCGCAGCTAGCCGACATGGTCATCCAGATGCTGATCATCAAGCCGCTGATGAATTCGCTGTTCGGTGGCCTGGGAGGAGGGATCGGCGGGATCGGCGCCGGCGTCGGCCTGTTCCACCAGGGCGGCGTGGTCGGCCAGAGCGCAGTGCCCATGCGGCGCGTCGATCCGCGCATCTTCGCCGGTGCGCCGCGCTTCGCCACCGGCGGCATCGTCGGCCTGCGCCCTGGCGAGGTGCCGATCATCGCGCACAAGGGCGAGATCGTCATTCCCAATGCCAGGCGTGTGGCCGGCAGCGGCGCCGGCAGGATCGACAACTCGGTGCATCAGCAGAACCGTATCACGGTCGATGTCAGCCAGTCCGGTTTCGTGGCCGCCAACAACGACGACGCCAAGGCGGTCGGCGACCAGATCAATCGCGCGGTGCAGGTAATCCTGGTCAAGGAAAGCCGCCCGGGCGGCCTGCTGCGGAGGGGCTGAGATGGCCGGCTTCGACGGCACCGACGTCTGCTGGATCCCCGATATCCCCTACGGGACGGACAGGGAATGGCGCCTGCGCGTCGCGCAGTTCGGCGATGGCTACGCGCAGCGCACCCTGGACGGCATCAACGCGCTCAACATCAAGTGGCAGCTGACCTGGGCGGCGCGTGAAAAAGCGGTGATCAACGCGATGGTGGCCTATCTCGAGGCGCAGAAAGCCAACGCCTTCACTTTCAAGGATCCGGCGACGGCGGTCGTCTATCAGAACGTCTGGTGCGATACCTGGCACGTCGAATGGGAGACCCGCCGCAGGGGATCCGCGCCGACCTTGCCGCTGCTGTGGGGAACGCTGACGGCCGAGTTCGTCAAGGCAAACGGGATCACGGTCTGATGGGCGTGCGCCGCGACCTGGCACAGCTGGCGCCGCTCGAGATCGTCGAGATGTTCGTGCTCGACACCACGCCGATCGGCGGCACCGACGTCTTCCGCTGGCATCCAGGCACCACTGTCGCCGGCCTGCCGATCGTCTGGCAGGGCGTCACCTATCAGCCGTTCCCGACCGAGGCATCCGGCTTCGAGGTGTCGAGCGCAGGCAAGCTGCCGCGGCCGACAATGCGCGCATCCAACATCGGCGGCATGCTCGGCGCCTTCGTGCGGCCGCTCGACGACATGCTGGGCGCGCAGCTCACGCGCAAGCGCACGCTCGGAAAGTATCTCGACGCCGTCAACTTTCCCGGCGGCAATCCGAGCGCGGATCCCGATACCTATTTTCCCGACGACATCTTCGACGTAGCGCGCAAGGTCTCCGAGAACGCGGTCTTCGTCGAATTCGAGCTCGCCGTGAAATTCGACGTGGCCGGCATCATGCTGCCGCGCCGCCAGGTCATCGCGGGCACCTGCCAGTGGCGATATCGTTCCGTCGAATGCACCTACAAAGGCGGTGCCATCCTCAACGATCCGGTGTTTCCCGGGCAGGACCGGTGCGGCAAGACGCTGGCGTCATGCAAGCTGCGCTTCGGCCAGCAGGGACTGCTGCCGACCAGCGCCTTCCCTGCCTCTGTTCTGGTGAGGTCCGTCTGATGTGGGCGCCGGCGCCGGATGTCATCGCCGCGGCGCTCGACCATGCGGCCGCATGCGCGCCGCGGGAAAGCTGCGGGCTGGTCGCCGACGGCACCTACTGGCCGCTCGACAACCATGCCACCGAATTCGACAGCTTCGTGATGGACCGGCGCGGCTATTGCCGAATTGATGCGGCGCACCGGATCGCGGCGGTCGTGCACAGCCATGTCGGGCTGCCGCCGATCGCCAGCGAGGCCGACCGCGCGATGTGCGAGAAAACAGGCCTGCCCTGGCTGATCGTCTCGCATCCGGGCGGCCGCTGGGCGGTGATCGAGCCGGACGGGCGCCGGGCACCGCTGGTCGGGCGGCAATGGGCGTGGGAATCGCAGGACTGCTACAGCCTGGTGCGCGACGGGTTCCTGGCCTTTACCGGCATGGCGCTGCCCGACTTCGCGCGCGACTGGCAATGGTGGAAAAACGGTGGCGACATGATCGCCGAACAGTTTTCGCCATCCGGCTTTCGCAGCCTGCCGGCCGGCAGCGCGCCCATGCATTGCGACGTGATCGCCATGCGGATCCGCAGTCCGGTCGCAAATCACCTGGCGCTGTTCCTGGCGCCGGACCAGATCCTTCACCAGATGCTCGGCCGCCTGTCGGTGCGCGAGCTCTATGGCGGCTTCTACCAGGACGCGACCGTGCTGCACCTGCGCCATGAAAGGCTTTGCGATGGATGAGCGGCTGGTCGCGATCCACCTGCACGGGCCGCTCGCCGATCGCTTCGGGGCGCGCCATGACTATTCGATCCGCACGCCGGTCGAGGCGGTAGCAGCGCTCGATGCCAACTATCCCGGCTTCCTGGCGGCGTTCGCCACGCACGAGCTCTATTGCATCATGGCCGACGGCGACTGGCGCGGCGGCGACGAGGCGGCATTCCTGCCGGTGTCGCGCGAGATCCATTTCTGTCCCGTGATCGAGGGCCGCGCCTTCCTCGGTGCGCTGCTGGTCGGCGCGCTGTTCCCGGCTCTCAGCACGACTGCTGCCACCATCATCGGCGGCGTGCTGTTCGCCGGCCTGATGATCGGGCTGTCATTCCTGTTCGCGCCGAAGAAGCCCGAGAAGGAGGACACCAAGCGCGACGAAAACTATGCTTTCAGCGGACCGGAAAACGTCGCCGAGCAGGGCACGGCGGTGCCGCTGGTCTACGGTCGCTGCTTTACCGGATCGGTGGTGATCTCGGCCGGCCTCGAGGTTACCGCGGTAGCCGTTTCCTCGACCACGCCCGGCGCCGGCTTCCTGCGCGGCATGCCGCGGGCGCTGCCGCCGCCGTCCACCGCGGTCGAGCCTGGCACGCCGGTCCCGCCAGGCGGCTTCCCGGCGCTGGTCCAGGATGACGAGGGCAACTGGTATCCCGATGGCTGGGTGCCGGTGCTGCTGCTCGAGGTAGACGCCACCGACGAAAACCAGGATCCCGACGAGGCGCAGCCGAAGACGGCGACGGTCTACGGCATCGAGGACCAGGTCGGCGACCAGCGCAATGCCTGGAACCACGTCAAGGGCTTCTACTGGTACACTTCGGGCGCATGGGTCGAAGACAACGAATGGCTGGCGTTCGATGCCTGAGGAAATGCCAAACACGCTCAAGTCGCACCAGTATGCGAGGGTGGTCGATCTCATTTCCGAGGGACCGATCAAGGGCATAGTGGGCGGCTTGCGCGGCATCTATCTCGACGGCACGCCGATGCTGATGCCCAACGGCAGGGCGCAGTTTCCGAACACCACCGCGCTCTACACCTACGGCAATCCAAACCAGCCGATAATGTCGGGCTTCGCCGCGCAGCAGGCCGAGACGGCAGTCGGCGTCCAGCTCAAGGCCGCGGTGCCGGTCACCCGCTCGATCATCAACAAGGATTGCGACCGCTGCCGCGTCACTCTGTCGACGCCGGCGCTGCAATACCTCGCGGAGGACGGCAGCGTCTGGGGCGTCTCGGTGATCATGGCGCTCGAACTTTCCAATAACGGCGGCGCCTACCGGCGCCTGCAGTACGTGGAGTTCGTCGGCAAGACCAACAGCAACTATCAGCGTTCGATCACATTCAGCCTGCCGCCGCCCGGACCCTGGGATATCCGGCTCACGCGCACCACGGCCGACTCGGCCGTGCTCGAGCTCCAGAACGATACTTTCTGGGACTCTATGACTGAGATCATCGACGACCGCGTCGCCTATGCCTGGTCGGCCTGCGTCGGCCTGAAGTTCGACGCCGAGCAGTTCCGCACCATCCCGAAGCGGACCTATCTGGTGGATGGCCTGCTGTGCCTGGTGCCGGACAACTACAATGCTTTTACCGGCGTCTATTCCGGGACATGGACCGGCAATTTCAAGCGATCGTGGACGAATAATCCGGCCTGGGTCTTCTACGACCTGGTGACCAAGAACCGCTATGGCCTCGGCGAATTCATTCCGCCTGCATCGATCGACAAGTGGGCGCTTTACAAGATCGCGCAATGGTGCGACGGCATGGTGCCGGACGGGCGCGGCGGCAGCGAACGGCGCTGGCTGTGCAACGGCGTCATCTCCAGCCAGCAGGAAGCCTTCGATCTGCTGGCGCAGATCGCCGCGATCTTCCGCGGCTTCACCTACTGGTCGGGCGGCCTGATGATCGCGGTCGCCGACCAGCCGGCGGATCCGGTGATGCAATTCACCAATGCCAACGTCATCGACGGGCTGTTCACCTACAGCGGCACCGACATCAAGGCGCGCCATACGATGGTGCGTATCGGCTGGAATGATCCTTCGCTGCTGGGCGAGCCGCGCATGGCGATCGTCGAGGACCAGCCGGCGATCTCGCGCTACGGGATCCAGCAGGTTGACATCCCGGCTTTCGGCTGCGACCGCGAAAGCCAGGCGATCCGCACCGGCAAGTGGACGCTCTACACCGAGCAGTTCGAGGGCGAGGCGGTGCAGTTCGTCACCGGGCTGGATTCGGCCTGGGCCCGCCCGGGCGACATCGTCAGGATCATGGATCAGACGATCTCGGGCCTGCGCCACGGCGGTCGCGTCGGGACCGGTTCGACGCTCGACACGATCTATTTCGACGCGCCCGTGGAACTTCATGCCGGGAAGGCCTATTCGCTTTCCTGCATCGTCGGCGAGGGCGTGGTGCAGACCAGGCAGACCAATACCGTCGCGGCGAGCGGCAACTATCCGGCCATCACCGTCAACGCGCCTTTCACGTCGATCCCGCAGCCGGACACGATCTGGGTGCTGGCGACGCCGACGCTGGAAGCGACGCTGTGGCGGGTGATCGGTGCCAGGCAGGTCGAGCAGGACCGCTATGAGATCGGCGCGGTGCGGCACTTCCCGCAGAAATGGGACTACGTCGAGCGCAATCACGCCTTTTCCGAGCCGGACATCTCCGACATTACGACGCGGCCCAGCCCAGTTACCAATCTCAAGGTTGCTGAATACATGATCCAGCTGTCGTCGATCTCGGTCGGCATCCGCGCCACGCTGTCGTGGACGTCGCCGGCGCCGGCCTTCGACGTCGCCTACCGCAAGGATATCGGCAATTGGCAGCGGTTGCGGACCGATCGCGCGGCAGCTACCGATTTGGCTGTGTCGGAAGGCCTGTGGACGTTCCAGGTAACGCCGGTTTCATCGCTCGGCCTGAAGGGATCGACGTCGACGATTACCGCGAACTTCATCGGCCGCTATGTGGTGCCGGCGGCACCACAGCAGTTCCGGCTCGATGAGATCGTGCAAGGTATTGCGCTATTCAGCTGGGCGATGGCGACCGAAATCGACGTCAAGGTCGGCGGCCATTATGAGCTCCGATATTCGCCGGCCACCGGCGCGAGCTGGGACTCGGGGCAGGTGGTGATAAAGTCGATCCCGGGCAAAGCGACCAGCGTCGAAACCAAAAACAAATACGGCCTCTGGATGCTGCGGACCTTCGACAGCGTCAACCTTGCGTCTACGACCTGGGCGACGGTCATCAACGTGCATGTGCCGCCGGCGGCACCAAGGCAGTTCCGCGTCAAGATCTCGGACGGCGTGGCGCTGTTCGAATGGCTGCCGGCCACCGAGCCCGACGTCAAGGTCGGCGGCCATTACGAGCTCAGGCATAACCCGCGCGTCATGGATGCGGCATGGGCGAGCTCGCAAGTGGTGGTGCCGTCGATCCCAGGCTCGGCCACTACCGTCGAAACGGTCTACCGCGTCGGCACCTGGTTCCTTCGGACATTCGACGACGAAGGGTTTGCGTCTACGACCTGGGCGACGATCATCGCGCTGCAGCCGGATGGCCGCTACACCGAGCTCATACGCATCTGCGAGAATCCGGACTTCCTCGGTACCCACAACTACACCGAAGTGCTGGCGCCGCAGCAATGGCTGGTGATCGGGCAGACCGGCGGCATGTGGGATAGCCAGATGGCGAATATGGACAGCTGGCCCGATGTCGACGTGCTGGCCGAGGGCATGCCGGTTCCGCCGCAGTCGGTGGCGCGGCATGGCTGGTACCTGTTCGAAGACCGCATCGATGCCGGCGGCGTGTTCACGGTTCGCTTCTCGGCCGACATCCTGGCGTTTCCATATGCCGAAGGCTCGGAGTTCATCGACGACCGGCTGAACAATTGCGACGAGTGGGCCGACTGGGACGATGTCAGCGCCGATCTCGAGGGACAGGTGCAGCTCTACATCCGCACGACCCAGGAAGATCCCGCCTCGGCAGGCGCCGCATGGACCGAGTGGCAGGTATTCGCGCCGATGGAATATACCGCTCGCGGCTTCGAGTTCCGCGCCGACCTTTTCGCGCCGGCCGGCCAGAACATCGGCGTCGAGACGCTCTGCGTCATCGCCGATCTCAGGATGAAAATGGATAGCGCCGAAGACGTGCTGTATCCGGCGGCGACGACGCACGTCACCTTCAAGGTCAAGTTCTACCTGCTGCCATCTGTCGTGGTCACCGTGCAGAATGCGCTGGCGACCGACACCATCCAGGTGACGAACAAGACGCGCGAGGGATTCGACCTGACCGTGCAGAATCCGCCGCCGACGCATGTGACGCGCACCTTCGACTGGCAGGCGCGCGGCTATTGAGGGAGAACGCAAATGGCTCAGCATGACATGGTGATCGACAACGGGCCTGGCCTGGCGGTCCGCTCCGACATCAATGCGGCGATCCTGGCGCTCGCGTCGCAGAACTCCGGGCCGATCGAACCGGCCACGAAATATGCCGGCATGATATGGCTCGACACATCGGTCGTGCCGAACGGGCAGCTTAGGCAGCGCAACCAGGCTAATACGGCATGGGTCGACATGCTGGTCGGCACCGCCATCACGCAGCCTGCGACCGACAACGACACGTCGATAGCCACGACGGCCTACGTCAAGGCGCAGAACTCGACCCTGAGCACCGACGCGGTGACGGATTGGGACAGCATCACCACGCCCGGCTTCAGCAGTCTTCTGCTGGGATCGGGCAACGCGCATGCGCCAGAGGCATCCGGCTTTTTTTTCTGCCAGGTGCTATTGGCAGCTTCGAACCTCACGCAGATTGCCTATCCCTACGGCCATGCGACGGCCGGCATCGACAAGGGCATCTGGTATCGCGGACGCTACGGCGGGACGTGGGGAGCGTGGCGCAATGTCCAGGCGTCGACGCCCGGCATGATCAACTGGTTTGCGACGTCGAACCCGCCAATTGGGTACCTCAAGGCCAATGGCGCGGGCCTCGCGCCCGGCACCTATCCGGCTCTGTTCGCCGTGATCGGCTACCTGTATGGCGGATCTGGCGGAACTTTCCTGCTGCCTGACCTGCGCGGTGAATTCATCCGCGGCTTCGATGATGCTCGCGGCGTCGACGCCGGGCGCACCATAGGCTCGGCACAAAGCGATCTCGTCAAGGCGCACACGCACAACATCACGACCGTGTCGGCGACCACCGGCGGATCCAGCTCCGGCGTGCTGCGATCGTCGGTCGGCACCGGCCTGGCATCGGTCGCCTTCGGCGAGGCGAACGTCGGCGCCGAGAACAGACCGCGCAACATCGCGCTGCTCGGATGCATCCGGTATCAATAAGGAGGCAATAATGACGCTGCCGACCATCTACCATTACCATCCCGATACCGGGATCCTGCTCGGTCCCGGTCAGGCCGATCCGTCGCCGCTCGAGGAGGGCGCATGGCTGATCCCCGCTTCGGCGACGGACATTGAGCCGCCCGAGCCGCAGGCTGGCCATGTCGCCGTCTTCGACGGCACCGCGTGGATCCTGAAAGCGGACAACACCGCGACCAACCAGCAGATCGTGAACGCGCCGCCGGACCTGTTCGGCGGCCCAACCATTGCCGAAGTGCTAGGAGCTTGACATGGCAACAACCGACATCATCGATGCCGCCTCCGATCCGACGTTCTACACGCGGGTGTCATTCATCAGCTTGAAGGTCGCGCAGAACGTCGCGACCGAAGCGCCGGCGACGCCCAACCACGCCAACCGGATCGCCTATTGCGCCAGGATATTCACGGGTGCCGACAAGGCGCTGCTGCTGGCGCAGCACGTCGCTGCGTCGAACCCGACGATTGCCTCGACGCTGGAAACCCAGGGCGGCGACGCCGTGCCCGACGCCGATATCGAGTTCGCGCTGGGAGCAATATGGGATTCGCGCGCGAACTCGTTCGCTGCGGGGTCATGATCCCTCTTGCCGCTGCCGTCGCGCTGGTTGAGCTGCACATGGTCGATGGCCGGATCGTCCAGATCAACCCGGAGCAGATCACGCAGATGCTCCATCCGCGCGAGGCTGGCGAGGCGAACAAGCAACTGCCGGATGAGGTCAGGTGCCTGATCCGGTTCACCGACGGCAGCTATCTGTCGGTCGTGGAGGATTGCGACGAGGTGCGGCGGGCTCTTGAAGGAAAACAGCCATGATCACCATCACCAGCCTGATCAATTTGCTGATCTACCTGATCGTCATCGGCCTCATTCTCGGCCTGGTCGTGTGGGTCGTCGATGCCATCCCGATCCCGGCGCCGCTCAACCGCATCGTCAAGATCGCCGCCATCGTGGTCGGCGTGCTGATCGTTATCCTGCTCTTGCTGCAGCTGGCTGGTGTCCCGGTGGTCGGGCCGGTGATCGTCTCGTCTGCGTGATCTGGCAGGCGATCCGGATCCTGCTGCTGGCCGCGGCGGTCGTGGTGATCCTCGGCATGATCATGGACTGGTTCTAAGGCGGGGCCACAAGCGGCCGCCAGGACGCGCGGGCGTGTCGGGTGGGGAAAAAGTGCCGGCCGAGGCTCGGCGTGCGCTGGCCGGGGCTGCCAGGTGGCCGGGCGGGCTATTTCTTCGCACGCTGCCGGTCAATCTCGGCAAGCAGGGGATCGGCAACAATGGCCGTCAACCTTGGTCGGCAATCCCGTATCCAACCGGCCAACATGTAAAGCCTGGCCTTGCGACGGCCCTTGTTCGTAAGGCTAAGAGTTGAGACATCCTCGGCATTGATCTTCTTGAGATCGTCGCGGACGGTCTTGGCATAGTTGAAGCATTGCCGGGCGCGTGTCGCTTCGGCTTCCGCCAGCTCTTGCTTCTGCCGCGCAATCGCGGCCTCGGTTTTGATCTTGGCTTCCGCTTCGGCGGCAGCTTTGAGCCTGATGTCGCGTTGCTCGATCAGAGC